CACGTTTTGCTTCCATCCTAAGATCTTCAAAGAACTTCACACCGTAATACTGAACGACATCAGCAGGAACAACATATTCACCCTCACTTAATTGTGCAGGTATATCATCTCGTACCTCTTTAGCTAATGATCCGGGTGGAACATCATTACCACTTACAGGATCAACATCCATGCCATCATCTTTCATGCCACCTTCTTGAAATAAACTCATCTGCTGTTCCATTGTCATTCCACCCTGATTAAAAAGTTTTATATTTTGATCTACATATATTTCATTTGGATTTTCTATACCATTAAGTTCTTGCAGTCTTTCTACTGTCGTATTAAACTCTTTAGCAATCTTACCTAAGTTATCGCCTGATTTTACTACATAATCTTGAGGAGTTGCACTAGATGTTTTTATAAATTCAGCGTAGTTAGGATTATGCTTTGCTAATTGTTTTTTCATTTCAGGAGTTACTTCATTAATTCTACGAACACCTACTATTTCAGATATATGAAAAGGTTTTATATTAACTTCTGCCAAACTTCTTTTTGAGCTTTGATTACCACCTAAACCTAAAAAATAATCTACAGGTTTTAAATCATCCCCTCCATAATCATAACCAAAAGCTTTTTCTATTTCTGGTCCTACATAGATAGTTAAGTGCGTTATAGCACCTATAGTTTCAGAACCTTTTGGAGAATTTATTAATGTTTCAGGATCACCAATAATAAGTATATCACCAGTTTTTAATCTTGATAAATCAATTTTCTTATTTTTATCAACATCAGCAATTTTTTCTCCATAATTAATATATTTTCTTGCTCTTGCACGATCATAACTGTCATAAGTTTCTAAAGGTTTTGCACCTACTTTTGTTAAAATATCATGTATAAAAGCAGAACACCAAAACCAAGAACTCTTAGGATTATATATATCCAGTTCTTCTACAGTTTTAGCACCAGTTGCTTGAGTATAAAATTTGTGTATAGTTTCTACTTGAAGAGGATTTTCTTGATCTAGATTTCCTACAAATTTATTTTTACCAAGATCATATTCTCCAGTTTCTTCATTAAAATTAAAAGTTTGAAGATCGCTAGGGGCATTTATTAAAAAACCTGACTCTATTACTGAACGTATCATTGGAGCTTTTATCTTCCAATATTTCATACTTTCTTGAACATCTGTAATATTTTTAGGATCTTCAAAAATTTCATTTCTTCCACCACGCCCACTAGGGCCAAAAAAAGATTTAGAAATTCTTTTTAATCTATTAAAGACAGAGTTTTTAACTCTGCCTGCAGCCATACTTTTTGTTTCACTTAAAGAAGCTAGTTCTTTTGTTCTTTTTACTTCTTCTTGACGTTGTTTTAGAGTTTGACCAGTAGGTTGCCCCATATAGCCTAATGGCCCATCTTTATCTGTTTGTTTAAATTTTAAATCAGGATAAATCTCTGGACTTACTTTTTTGTATTGATCAAACTGTTCTTTTTGGAAAGGAGCAGGAGTTAATGGTTTAACTGTCTTGTCTACTGAAACTGTAGATTCAGATTTATCTTTTGAAGGATCTCCAGTAACCTGACCATAGTTTTTAGTCTCTGCAGGAGCTTCTTTTGCCTCACCCTTGTAGCCAACACCCTTAAAGTTACCTTTTGCTTTTGCTGCAGATACACCAGTGTTAGAACTAAACTTACCTGCTACACCATAACCACCTTGGTTAAATGCTTGTTGTGTTTGTTCGTCTGTTGCTACTCCACCTTTATTTTTACTATTACGTTTTATAATAGTTAAATTTTTACTTCTTTCTTTTGCGGCTTTAATTGCATCACTATGTTTTTTGTGAACACTTGTTGCCTTTATTTCATCATTTATTATCATATTATAAAGTTCATCTTCACTATACTTCATGTTGCCATGTATTGAAGGTAGATTAATATAGAAATCATCTATTTTAATCGTAGCAGATTTTTCAGAAACATTCTCACCATCTAATTTAAAGACAGGTCTACCAGTTTCTTTTACCACAAAGTTTGTTTTATTTGTTAATTCAGTTGGCATTATTATTCATCTCATCCCTAAGATATTTTAGTCTTCTTAAAGTAGCAATAGCACCCTGCGCTCTGTAGAGCATAATGCTGTCTTCTGCTTGCTCCATAGCTCTGTGCTGTTGATCTATAATATGATCTACGTATTCTACAAAGTTATCCCAAAGGGGTTTGTCATTGACAAGTTTCTTTAGGTTCATTGCATAGGTCCTTGGTTGTTAGCAGAAAATCCGGGTTCATCTGGAGTTGGCACTGAACCAGTACCTATTGTTCCACCACCAGAGCCTTGTGTGTCTTCTACCTGTCCACCTGCAGGAGCAGGGGGTTGTCCACCCTGAACTGGTGCTTGTCCTTGTTGTGGAGGTGGAGGAGGTGGATTCTGCTGTTGAAACTTCTTGAGTATCTCTGCCTGTACTGCAGCTTGGCTCATGGAGTTAGCTATCTTGTCTGGATCAAGATCCATACTCTTAGCAATTTCCCTGACAATGTAATCCATTCTGGCAAAAGGAGCAAGCTGTGGATTAGATACTGTCTGCATAAACTGCATCAATCTCTGGCTGCGTACTTCATTAGCCATCAAGCTTTCTGTACCTTGAGCTTTAACTTCAAGATCACCCTTAATCTCTGGATCAAAGTCAAACTGCATGTTAAAGTTAAAGAATGCCTTTCCGAGTGGTCCTAGAAGGTAATCATCTACATTCTTAATGACGTTACGAATAGAACCATTTGCTGCATTCATCAGCATGGAAATACCTGATGCAGTTCTACCTACACCTGACACACCAGTTTGACCATGAGCAAACGAAGGAAAACCTGTAGATTCATCTGCAAGTACTCTAGCCTTGTCAAACATCTGCATATTTTCATTAGAGACATTGGGGAATTTTGTACCAAAGATAGCTTGTCCGGGTGCGCCACCTTGTCTCCTAAAGACTTTACCGGGATATACACTAAGATCCTGTCCGGGGACTAAGTTGGTTTCATCTACCTCAATCAAAAGGTTTCCTGAAAGTGCGCCATTATCTACGGACATTCTCATAAAGCCATTCATAAGCGTTTGGGTATCATCCATGTTTTCTGCTATACCTACCCCAAAGATGTTGTAGGGGTTCATTTCATAGGGTGTAGCATAATAAGGGAGATAGGCAGGAGTAAAAGGGTTCATCACTAAGCGTAGCACACAGCCGTTACAGATCCATACATTTACACTAAGTTGATCTACCTTTTTAAGTTCTTTAGGAATATCTACATCATACTGTTCAATGATGTCACGGTCAACAAAACCCCAGAACTCTAAAACTTCAAACCTTAAAGATGAGTCTTCTTCATTATCCTCATCCATTGCATGTTCCCACCACTTTTTGTCATAGTCTTCTCCTATCTCTAAAGACTTGTCAATGGCATTAGAACGAAAGAAAGGTCTACGTTTAAGCGCACGTAGCTGAGAACGAGACATCTTGTGTCTCTCTATAACATACTCTGCTTCATCAACATTTTGTGCATCTGGGTCAGGGTAGAAGTTCCAGATAGAAACACTGGATGTTTGTGGTACAGTTTTAAATACTGGTTTGTATTCACCACTCTCATCCCAATTAGGGTATTCCTTATCGACTGCAAAAGGCCCTTTCATAATACCAGTACCAAATAGGGCAGCCTCAAAGGCAGCAGCTCTTAGTTGTTTCTTGGCGTTAGACTCTTCTAGTTGGTCATGGATCTTCTTCTCCATCTTTTTAGCCGCAACCATTGCAGGGTGAAACTGTACAGCAGAAGGAGTTTTACCGGGTTTAAACTCTACATCATCCTCAACTGCACTCAGATCGTCTTTAAGAGGCCCTACACGCTCGTTAAATTCTGGAAGGGTCTCCCCCGGCAAAAGTTGATCTTCCTCTGTAGGGGCTGTTTCTGTGTCTCCTAGAGCCTCTTTCATTTGGGGGTTAGTTTCTAGGCTAACAGTATCTTCTACTCCTTCTGGTAAAACAGTGGGGCTAATACCTAAAGGAAACCTATTCCCACCAAAAAGAACTTCTACAAGTTGACCATAGGCAGCAAGAACTTTAGTCTTAGTAACCTTAACAAATACTCTTGATTTTTCTGTAGAAGTAAATTGAACATCAGGACCATAGATACCCCTGTAGTTTCTGTAAGCTTGTATCCACCGTTCCTCATCAAAACGCCTAGCATTTTTTGCTTTATGAAACTTCTCTGTGACAAACCTTTCTATTTGACCAGTAGGTTTATCATTGTAGGAATCGTCTGCCATATCTTCTATTGCAGCAGATTCTTCAGCATCCATTGCAAGCTGTTCTATTTCATCTACCATAGTTTTTCCTTAATATCCAAATGTTGCATCTGCTGCTTGAAATCCACTACGTTGTGTTTCTGGGTTATAGTCAAACAGATTACTTCTTGGTCTTGTCATTACCCCATATCTTAGGGCATCATAAAGGTGGTCTTCAGATTTTGTATCTACATCTTCCGAGTTAGATTTGTCAAGAGGAATTATCGGAAGTTGAGCGACAGTATTTGTGCAGTTATTAAAAAACACCAAGCGAGGTGATTCGGTAAATTCATCAATTTGCAGTCTTCTGTGAATCTCGTTTTTCCCTGCAATTCTACTCCCTTTACTTCTGTCTGATGGCCTCCAACGGCATCCTCTCATAATCATCTGTTCTGCCAGCGATGGTCCAGTATCACCACGCCTATGCCAAAGAGAAGAATCAAGCACACCGTAACGCATAGTTCCGTCATTTTGTTCTGCCTCCAATACCATATCAGCTAAATCGGTAGCTAATACTTTTGAGACATACAGTTCCCTATAGACAATTAACTGTTCATCAGGAGCAACGGCAAACCAGAGAACACCTGTATAACTTCCGTAGCCATAGTCACAGGCTCTAAACTTAGTCCAACTACTAGGTATATCGTAAGGCTCAACAACATGAATGGTTCTGTTCCACTCAGGAAAAGCTGATCCTTCACTAACATCCCAATTTCCTTCTAGTAGTTGTTTTCTTTGGTTTTCAGGTAATGAGAGCAAGTTTGCCTCATACATTCCGTCTTCTGCTAAGTATGGATTATCAAATAACGTAGCAGGTATAAATCTCCTTTTGAACAGTGGTTGTCCTTCTAAGGTATGACCTTTAGGCCACTCTAACTGCTGTCCTGTTTCTATATCTGTTGCCCAGAATGCTTTGCCATGTGGAGCAGGATCTACAAACATTCTTTTAACCCAACTATGACCGGGGCCTCCGGGGTTTGTAGTTGCTCTTTGATAAAGCTCTAGACCACTATCTCTAGTGGTACGCAGTCTGGATCTCATATAATCAAAAGGATAGGGAGTAGGCCATTGTGTAAGCTCGTCAAACCCTATCCAACTAAACGCTTGACCTTGGTATCTTGTTACGTCATCATCCCTATCTAGGTAGGAGAGCCATAGTGTTGCTCCTGATGGTGCTACCCAAGTCTTGTCTCTTTCCATAAACTTAATGTTTGGAATAGCCTGTGGGTACAAGGTCTTTGAAACTGATATCAGTTCCCTTAATTCTTCTGTTGTACGTCTAACTAACAGTCCTCTAAAGTGTGGGTTGTTCAAGTAGCGTACTGGATCTGCAAGCATGGCGTAACTCTTACCACCACCTGCACTGCCTCCATAGAGTACTTCTCGGTCATTAGAAGAGAGAAATTCCGTTTGAGGTCCGGGGTTAGGTTCAAAGATAACCTTCTGTTGGGCTACTTCTACTTCTATTGGTTCAGGTTTGACCTGTGGGGATACCTTCTTCTCTTCTTCCTGTAACTTTGGCTTCAAGATCTTGCGCCTTTTGTAGGGCCTCTTTGTACCTTTGGGCAAGGTAGCGTTGAGTTGAAGCTTCTGTCTTACGTTTTTGTTCAATTCTAATTCTCTTCATTAAGCCTACATGCGAGATGTTTCTGCCTGACTGTGTACTCAACCAGTTTGCTACTTGACGGTAGCTGTACTGTCTGATAAACTTCTTGGCTTTCTCCAGTAGTTCTAGTTCTTCTACGATAGGTAGGAGTAGATCTCTGTCTTCCTCACTTTGCCTGTAGCCAAAAGGTATAGTCCTGCCAACTCTTACAACAGGCTTCCAGTTGTAGCCATCTTCTGTCTCTTCTGGTTTAGGTAAAGTCCAGTTTCTATTCGTCTTCATTGTGTTTAGGTGGTAGGATAAAGAGTGGACTTGAAGAGGTTACTTCTACTTTGTCTGTTTTAACAAAGCCACCTCTGTCAAGTATATCTTTTGCTGCCATCATCTTTTCTTTGTTGCCTAAGTCCGTAGGGTTATGCATAATCTGATGCATAGAGTAAGCAGCCTTAGTTGCACTGCTTGAAATAAACTTTTTGGTTAAGTCAGCAATTTCTTCCTGAAGTGATGAGGTTATTGCTGAAGTAGAGTTGTTCTCACTGTATCCTGCCAGTTTCTTTGCAGTAACAGGATTACCTTCAGCTTCCTCAAAGAGAACATCAAGAAACTTCTGCTGCTTCTCTGTTAGGTTTCTAGCCATTAGATATCTGTTCCTTTTGTTTTTGTAGACTTCTTTACTTTTTGAGGTATAATTTGACAGGCAGGTTTTGCTAAATACACAGTTGGACTTCTTAATATGATGTTTGCTTTAACATTAGCCTCTGCAAAACACTCGTCTTTTGTTTCAAGTAATTCTAAACCTGTGATCATATTGCAAGATTCTACATAAGGTGCTGAACACACCAGTATTATAGGTAGCCACATTATGCAAGCTCAAAGTGAGGTCCATCAATAAATGGTCTTCTACCCTGACTCCTTCTAAGATCTACATACGCATTCATAGCGTCTTCCATAGTGCCATCCCAAGTGCGTATATCATTTATATGCCAACAGCTGCCCCAACGAATGCCCACGTTTTCAAGCTTTGCAGCCTCCTTCATGGCATCAGCTATATCGTCATATAGACTCAATTCCCATGAGGCCCTCCCTCCTAAATAAGCCATGAGGTCTACTGCTAGACCTTCAAGGTGTTTGGATTTTAAGGTTTGTGAAGCACCCTTATCGACAAGGGCTTGCTGTTCTTCTGGGGTTCTCATCCCACAAATTACACCAAAATCAATCTTGGTTAATTCTATTGCTCGTTTGACGCAGTTCTGCAA